TTCATTTCCTTTGACCGGAAAAATAAAAATGGCAATTGTTTCTGCTGTATGGAAAAGACCTGAAATATTTGAATTGTTTGCTAAAGGAATACATCATTTAGTAAAAAATACATCTGTAGAAATTGAAGTGATTATTGCAGGAAGTGAAGGTGAGCAATCTAAACGGATGGTTGAAAAACATGGGTTTATTTATGTCGAAATGCCCAACGAACCCCTTGCAAGTAAGGTTAATCAGCCTGTATTAATTGCAAATCAATTGAAAGCAGACTATGTTTTATGTCTTGGATCAGATGATATTGTCACACCGGAACTGATGGGTGTATATGAATCATATATGCGCAAAGGCATTGATTATATTGCAGTTACTGATTTTTATTTTTATGATACCACAACAAAAAGGGCTGCATATTGGGGCGGTTACAGGGATGCAAGGAAGGGGCATACTTGTGGTGCAGGAAGGCTGATCAGCAAACGATTGATGGATGCCTGGGGATGGAAACCGTGGGAAATTCAACACAGCAAAGTGCTTGACAATTCAATGCAAATAAAATTAAAAAACACACCGCATACATCTGCGATTTTTTCGTTGAAAGAAAAAGGTGTTTATGCATTAGATATTAAAAGCGGAACAAACATGACCCCATTTCAATTGTGGGACAATACATGTTATATACCAACTGAAGAACTTAAAAATCATTTTCCATTTATATGTGCGGAATAGCTGTATCATTTTATAAAAAACAAAACAGCAACAGGGACACAGAACCTGTTGCTAAAATGCTTGATGCCATAAAGCACCGCGGTATTGATCAGGTGACAATCAATCATTATGAAACATGCACTGTGGGATTCAGACGTTTGGCCATTACCGATCTGAAAACAGATCAGCCACAGGGAAATAAATTGAAAGTTTATCTGAACGGTGAGATTTATAATTACAAAGAACTTGGATATTCGGGGTCTGAATGCGAAGTGCTTGCACAGGGATTTCAGTTGGAGGGTGAGGAATTTGTGAAGCGATTAAACGGGATGTTTTTCATTTTAGTTATTAACGGTGACAAAGTTTTTGTTTTCCGGGACCGCTATGGAATTAAACCTGTATATTATTTTGAAAATGATGAAATAATTTTAATAGCATCGGAAGCAAAAGCAATTGCTGCGCATCCTGAATATAATTTCGGAATTAATAAGTCAGCAAAGCAACAATGGTTTGTTTTCAATAACATTCTGACTGATGAAACTTTGTTTCATGGTATTTTTAAATTGGATAAAGGAACATGGTGGAACGTGAACCTGAATCATAAAATAAAATATTGGGAATGGAATTTTCAGCCGAATGAACTGATGACATTTTCTGCTGCATCCCAAAAAGTAAAAGAATTGATTGCACAGGCCATAGAAAGGCAGACCCCGAAAGAGGTGCCATATGCAAGCTGTTTAAGCGGTGGCATTGACAGTAATGTGATCGCATTACATTTGGATAAAGACGTTTCAACATTTACAGTTGGTTTTGAAGGAATTGATGATGAACGAAAAATGGCAAAACTGTCCGGACGGAATAATTCAGAAATTATTTTCCCGGGTATTTATGAATTTGACAAAACCATTTTCCATTTAGAGGATCTCAGGGTTGGTGCATCATGGTCGAACTATGGGCTGTATGAATTTATTTCCAAATGCGGCAAAAAGGTTTGTTTCGATGGTGCAGGTGCTGATGAATTGTTTGGCGGGTATGAATGGCGATACACTGAATTGAATTATTATAAAGTTGCAAACCGAACAGGGGTTGTTGATGAATATTGCGAAGATCTATTTCATTATATAAAATTTACTGAAGACACATTGGAAACCCGATATGCTTTTGATGCTAATTACTTTTTAGAAGGTGTTTTGCTGACTGTGGACAAACTATCAATGGCACATGGCATAGAAATGCGTTTGCCATTTTTAGATAATGACCTGGTTGATTTTTGCCTGACACTTCCGAACCGATTCAAAAAAAATAAAATGTTTCTGAAAGAACTTTACAGAAATGATATTCATCCTGATATCATCAACGGACCAAAGAAAGGGTTTTCAAGCCCGAATTGGATTGAAGGTGATGGGAATCAGGCATTAAAATGGGCAACAGCTGCATTTAATAGTTGGGAAAAAATTTATAAAAAATAAAAAATGCAAGACACTACAGATTTTTACAACAGTGAATGGATCAACCTTGATGGGAACTGGATTCATAAAACAGCAATTGTTCACAACAATGTTAAACTTGGAAAAGGAAATACAATTGGTGCATATGCAGTGATTGGCGGGAATGGTGAAATACGTGGGGTGAAGCAGGGTGCATTTAAAGGAACAGTTGTGATTGGTGACAATAATGTGATTTCTGAACTTGTGACAATTCAACGTCCATTCACAGATACTTGTACCAAAATAGGAAACAATAATTTAATCATGGCGCATTCACACATTGGACATGATGTTCAGATTGGTGATGATTGTGAAATCTGCACCGGTACAATTTTAGGTGGTTATGCAATTATTGAAAACAAAGTTAAGTTGAAACTTGGTGTCACAGTCCGGAACAGAAAAAAAATTGAATCGGGCGCACTGGTTGGACTTGGTTCTGTGGTTGTGAAAGATATTGCATCCGGTGAAACGGTTGTTGGAAATCCTGCAAAACAATTGAAAAAATGAAAAACAAATCCACAAGTGAAGCATTGTTTGAATTTAAAGCTGCACTAAAAAATTTAATTTTTGAATTTGCTTTTGCACTTGGTGTTTTCGCATTATTAGATTGGTTGAATGAAAAAATAAACAAAAATAATTCAATATGAAATTAGCCGCGTGTTATACTGTTTTTAATGGTTTGGAACTATTAGAAAAATCAATTGAACAAATTTATCCATTTGTTGACATGGTGATCATTTGCTATCAGACCACTTCAAACAAGGGAAACACCTGTGATAAGGTTGAACCGTTCATTTACTACCATTTTGCAGCCAAAAACAAGGTTAAAATCATCAAATTCAGCCCTGATTTAACAACAAACACCAAGGAAAACGAGCGAAAAAAGCACCAATTAATGCTTCATACAGCTAAAAATGAAGGATGCAGCCACTTTTTTTTGAGTGCAACAGACCATTTTTATCATCAAAATGAATTTTTTGTTGCTAAAAAAGCCATTGAAAACAGTGATTTTGACGTGACTTTCACCAAAATTTTCACGTATTACAAGCATATTGAATGGCAATTGACACCAATTGAAGACTATCACATGCCTTTTATCATGAAAATTCATCCGCAAACGCAGATTGAATATGTCCGCAACTTTCCTGTGCGTGTTGATCCTTCTGTTCAGGTGAACACATTTGAAAAATGGCATCTGTTTCCGGAATCAGAAATCATGATGCATCACTATTCTATGATACGTGAAAATATACGGGACAAATTTAAAAATGCAGCGGCTTCGATCAGATGGAAAAACGGTGAAGCAGAAATTTTTGCAAATGAATTTGAAAACTACAATATCAATTTGAATCCGGGAATAAAATATTTTTCGGGAAGAAAAATAAAAACTGTACCCAATTATTTTAATATTCCGCACTTGACGGACAAAACTATTTGATTTTTTTTTTCTATTCTACTTTTATGCCGAATAAAAATCTATTTTCCAAATGGCAACATCAACAGCAGTTTCTACAGAAAGAATTTCAAGGATAGTTGGATACCAACTTTTAAAAGGTGATTTTTCTGAGGACAGTCCAAATTTACCACAACGAATTGCCATCATTGGTGAAGCAAACACAGACAATCAGACCGATTTAGATACAACAGGATTTCAAATTGTATCGGCACAACAAGCCGGTGAACGTTACGGATATGGATCACCGATTCATATCATGGCAAGAATCATTTTGTCTTCCACCGGTGGTGGTGTTGGCGGTATTCCTGTAGTTGTATATCCACAGGTGACACCAGGCGGTGCAACTGCAAAGGTATATGATGTGACACCATCAGGTGTTGCAACAGGAAACGGAACCCACACACTTGTAATTGGCGGGCGTGAAGGTTTAGATAGTGTTTTTTACAATATCAATGTGAACACAGGTGATACACATGTTGAAATTTCTGCAAAAATTTCTGATGCAGTCAACAATGTTTTGGGGTCGCCAATGATCGGAACTGAAGATGGTTATTCTGCAAACCTTACATCGAAATGGAAAGGTCTGACAGCAGATGATATCACAGTTTCTGTTGATGATGGCGGAAACCCATTGGGCATCACGTATGCAATCAATTCTGCACAAAGCGGAAGCGGAACACCAACAACCATTTTGGCATCATTGAACCAATTCCAAAATGATTGGGTGACAATTGTTGTGAATGGTTACGGAACAAATTCACAGGTGATGACTATCCTGGAAGCATACAATGGAATCCCTGATCCGACAAATCCAACAGGGCGTTTTGTTGGCATTGTGATGAAACCATTCATTGCATTGACAGGTTCTGTTGCTGATGATCCTTCATCTATTACCGATACTCGATTAAACAATGTAACCATTGCAATTTGTCCTGCACCAAATTCAGCCGGATTGCCAATGGAAGCGGCTGCAAACATGGCTGTTTTATTTGCAATTGTTTCTCAAAACACACCACATTTGGATGTTGCCGGAAAAGCATATCCTGACATGCCAACACCGACATCAATCGGATCAATGTCGTCTTATGACAGCCGTGATCAGTTTGTGAAAAAAGGCTGTTCAACAGTTGATCTTGTTGCCGGACAATACATCATTCAGGATTTTGTTACAACATACCATCCGGTTGGCGAAATGCCACCACAGTTCAGATATTGCAGAAACCTGATGATTGATTCCAATGTCCGTTTCACTTATTATTTGCAGGAACTAATCAATGTTGTGGATCATGCAATTGCTGCAGATGATGACATTGTGGTTGCTGATAAAGTGATAAAGCCAAAACAGTGGAAAGCCGTTTTGAAGGGTGAAACATTCACTGAAAACTTAGCAAAACGCGCATTGATCGCAGATGTTCCGTTCACACAGAATTCAATCAAAGTAAATGTGAGCACTGTGAATCCTGACAGATTGGAAACTTTTTTCAAATACAAACGCACCGGATTTGGTCGAATCTTATCTACTTCGGCAGAAGCGGGATTCAATTTCGGAACGCTAAACTAAAAAAAATTGCTGTGTAGCTCAGTCGGTAGAGCGTTACTTCGATTGTCTTTGACATAGTAAGTAAAGGTCGGGGGTTCGATTCCCTCCGCGGTAGCAAAAAACAATTTAAAATTTAAACACATGGCAGTAGGCGGTGACATTACAGAGGTAACATGCAACCATCCAACATTGGGAAGCAAAACTTTTTTTCCAAAATCAAGTGAGGCGTCCACCTATGATCTTGGCGGTTTTAGAACAAAAGATGAATCCAGTGCCATTGATGGCAGTGGAACTCCTATTTACACTAAAAATCAGGTCCGCGGTGGTTTTGAAACCACTGTATCAAACGACATGAACACCAATTCGGAATTGGAATTTGTTTCAGCATTGGCTGAATCCACTGTTCCTGCAACATGGGTGTTCACTGTTGTGAACGGCATGTCATACAGCGGTAGCGGAATGCCTGTTGGTGACCTTAATGCCGACATCGACAAAGCAACATTCAAGTTGAAAGTTGCCGGTGGCAAATTCACGAAACTTTAAAATTAAAAATAAAATATGAAAAAAATTGACCGTGAAACAGCAATTGCCGAATTGGACAGTTGGTTTGAAAAAAAGAAAATCTTCCAGTCACAAAGGGATTCACAGAAAGATTCTGTGAACACTTTGATTGATGCAATTCAGGAAGGTGTTTTGACTTTGAATAAAGATACAAATGTGTTGACGCATACATTGTTGCTGCCTGAAGATGGTGAAAAATCCATCAAAACATTGACATACAGACCGCGATTAAATGATGTGATCCTGAAACCATTTATGGAAGGCAACAAATCAGGAAGTGTGATTGATATGATGCTATCATATTGTGCAGCATTAACCGACACAACAAAGGGTGTGTTGGCAAGACTGGACTCTGCTGATAAACGCATTGCAAATTCGATTGCGGTTTTTTTTATGTAAATGAATCGGAATTTAACGGCATAGCAAAAAGTCTTGCAAGGGAATATCATTGGTCGCCAACTATTATTGGCGACCTTTTTTTTGATAGGATTGATTATGAAGGTTTATTTTTTTGGTATGATGACATCATTGAAATGCACATCAATAATTGTACAACAAAAAAAGAGTTAAACCAGATTGAAAAGGACCATCCGGAATTTGATAAAAAGTACATTGAAAGAAAACGCAAAACATTAGAAAAATAAATGGCATTTACCATACCCACATATTTCACAGCTGTTGATCAAATAACACCTACCATGCGTGGCATGGGTGCTTCGTTGGAAGGGTTTGCCATGAAAGCTGAACGCGGATTGGATCGCAGTGAACGTGCATTCAGAAAATTAACACCGGCACTTGGTGATGCATCAAAACAGATGTTATCAATGGTTGGTACAGCTGCAATCACAGCAGGGATCTTTGCCGGTGGTGCTTTTTCTGTTAAATCTATTATGGATTATGAAACAGAACTTGCAAACCTACAGGCAGTGACCGGTGCATCAGGAAAGGATTTTGATACATTTAAAGGTAAAATAAAAGATGTTGCAATTGAAACACAAACAAGTTCGGTTGCTGTTGCAAAGGCATTCACTGCTATAGCAAACAATCAGCCTGAATTGTTGAAAAATGCAGATGCATTGGCCATGGTAACTAAAAGCAGTATCATTTTAGCACAGGCATCTAAAATGGAACTTCAACCTGCCGGTGAAGCATTGACACAGATTTTAAATCAATATGGAAAAGGTGCAGCAGAAGCTGCCCGGACAGTGGATATTTTGGCTGCAGGTTCTGTGGCCGGATCATCTGAAATAAGAGATACAGCAGATGCAATTCAAAAATTCGGGACAGTTGCAGCTAATGCCGGAATCAAGATCAATGAAAGTGTTGCATTGGTGGAATTGTCTTCAAAATTTGAAAAAGGTGCTGAGGCCGGTCAAAAATTAAGGAATATCCTAATTATGATGAGCACAGCAAAAGTACAGGATCCAAAAGCCGTTGCTGATATGAAACGTTTGGGGGTGAATATGGATGTGGTTTCAGATAAAGCATTGCCATTGTCCGTCCGATTGAAAGAAATGGCAAAAGTTGCACATGATGATGCAGCTGTGTTTCATATTTTCGGAAAAGAAAATCAAGCATTAGCCACCGGGGTATTATCAACAGCAGACAATTTCAATGAAATGTTAAAAGCTGTTGAAACATCCGGGATGGCTCAAAAAATGGCAGATAAAAACAATTCAACACTTGCTATTTCATTAGAAAGATTAAAAGACCGATGGGTCACATTGATCACCACAAGTGATAGTGCCAGTTCCGGATTAAATGTATTTAATTCTATTGTTCAATGGTTATCAAAAAATTTAGATACTGTTGTGACCATTGGTGCATCGGTACTTACTGTATTTGGTGCATGGTGGGCTCTGATGAAGGTTGTCCGCATTTCGTTGATTGCATATAATGTTGGACTTGGTATTTATAATGCATTAACAGGTACAGCAACTGTTTATACAGAAGCACAGACCATTGCAAGTGGCGCACAGGCTGTTGCAACCGGTGTGATGACCGCTGCACAATGGGCTTTGAATGTGGCTATGGATGCAAATCCAATTGGACTTGTGATTGTTGCAGTTGCTGCATTGGCAGCCGGTATCATGTATTTAAAAAACCAGTATGATTCATTGATTGCTGAAATGGAATCTGCAAAACAGCGCGGTGCAGAATCTGCAAAAAAAGCGTTGAATAATGAGGTTGAGCGGTTGGAACGGACACAGCATCTTTCAGAAAAAGAGGCACGCCAACAAGCATACATGACCGAACGTAAAATTGCTTTAAAAAACTATGAGCAAGCCCGGTTGGCAGAAATTGCTGCAAAAGAAAATACTGGAATATTTGGAATGTCAAATTTGGATGAAGCTAAAGCTGCAATGGAAAACAGGATGGCTGCACAATCTGCTTTGATAGCATTGTCAAAAAAAGATGTTTTTGATAAGCCAGGCGGGGATGTTGTTTCGGGGAAACCTGCAATTGATTTGAATGGACAGCGCGCACAGGCTACAGCGCAAACTGTGACAAATAATATGAATAAAAATTTAACCATTGATTTCAAAAATGTTCCGAAAGGTGTTGATATCAGCGGTGATACCGGTGCAGATGGTGTGACACCATCAACAAGTTCAACAATGAAACAATAAAAAAATGTCAACTTTTGATTTAGCAGTAATTGAAACAGGAAATGGTGGTGATCTTCAGCTGATCGGCAATGACCTTGCTGTGGTTGGAAACATTGAAAATATGCCCTACCTGGGAATGTTTGGCGGAAATGTTGAACAGTCCACAACAGACACACTTGTTGCCGATTCAAAGGATTGGTGGGGAAATGGTCTGCTGATGAAATCAAATCCATCCATTCAATTCAATTCAACTGTTGAACGTGTGATCAATAAAACTGCACTGACAAGTTCGGGTCGTGTTGTGATTGAAAATGCAATTAAAAATGATCTTCAATTTTTATTGCCACAGGCAACCATCACTGTTTCTGTGAGCATTGTGGCAACAGACAGATTGAATGTGAACATCAAAATTGTTTTGGATAATCAAAATGAACAAATAACAATCATCAATTTCAAAAAATCATCAGATGGTGATTTCTTTATAATGGATTTTAACAATGATTTTTTACTATAAACAATGATAGCACTACCAACCCTTTCTGACCTGTATTTAGGTGTTTTAAGTGACCTTGAAACACAGTATGGTATAAATATATCCCTGATCGGCAAAAGTGCATTGCGCGCAATTGCTGCTGTACAAGCAGGTAAATTGAAACTGTTTTATTTGGTGATTGGAAATCTGCAAAAAAATATTTTTGTTGACACAGCCGATTCCGAGTTGATTGGCGGGACCTTAGAACGGTTCGGGCGTATTAAACTTGGCAGGAATCCATTTCCTGCTGTTGCCGGACAATACACTGTTGAAGTGACAGGAACAGCAGGTGCTGTGATAAAAGCATCAACTACGTTTAAAAGTGATGATACGTCCACCAGTCCGGGGATGCTTTTCATTTTAGATAATGCATACACATTGGTTTCATCACCGGATTCCATCACACTACGTGCATTGACCGCAGGTGAAATTTCAAAACTGGACATCGGAAATACATTGACTGCAACATCACCGATTGCATTTGTGAACAGTTCTGCTGCAGTAACAGTTGAAACGGTTCAGCCATTGGATGCTGAGGATCTTGAAGCATACAGACAGGCAATCATCAATTCTTTCAGATTGGAAACACAGGGCGGTTCGGCAACCGATTACAGGCTTTGGTCGCAGGATGCACATGGTGTTCGCTTTGTTTATCCATATGCAAAAAGTGGTGCAGCCAATGAAATAAACTTATTTGTGGAGGCAAATGTTGCTGATAGCACAGATGGAAAAGGAACACCTGGATCATTGATTTTGGCTGATGTTGAAACTGTGGTTGAAATGAACCCAAACACTTCATTGCCTATTTTAGAACGCGGACGCAGACCATTGGGCGTGTTTGCGGTAAATTATTTACCGGTAACAATTAAACAGGTGGACATTGTGATCACCGGGGCTGTTGGTTTCACACCTGCAATAAAAGCCGCATTGCTGATTGCCATCACTGATGCTGTGAACCTGATCCGACCGTTTGTTTCTGCAGCCGATGTGCTTGCAAATAAAAATGATGTATTGGATGTGAACAAAATAATCGGAATAATCATTTCGTCAAACCCGGGTGCAATATTTTCAAGTGTGTCTTTTTCAATTGACCTGACACCACTGCTGACATATACATTCATTGATGGAAATATTCCATACTTAAATTCAGTGACATATGCCTAATATTTCGGACAAATTACTTGCATTAACACGGCAGTTGTATCCTACAGGAAGGGCATGGAAAATGCCTGTTTCCGGAACATTGGAACAATTGCATATTGCATTGAGTGTTAGCGAAGATCGGGCATACAATGATGCAATATCCATACTGGACAGCCTTTTGCCTGACAATGATAATTTCACAACAGATGATGCAAATGATTGGGAACGCAGATTGGGGATCATCAGCAATCCATTAGTTCCATTGCCATCCCGAAAATTGGCCATCATCCGAAAAATGAATCAACCGGGTGCAGCGCCTGCAAAAAGCAATTGGAGGTATTTACAGGAACAGTTGCAAGCCGCAGGATTTGATGTATATGTGTATGAGAATATTTTTCCATACTACTATCCTGATGGCGATGTGACTGAAACACCTTATCAGGTGACAGGAGGTGATACAAGTTTTTACACTCCGAACAGATATGGACAATACAGATATGGTCAAGTTAATTATGGCGGAAGCTATAAAAAATTTGTTGCCAATCATATTGATGAAACCCGTGACTGGCTGTTCAACATCGGGTCAAATCTACGAAGTACATTCTATATTGGCGGGCCAACATTGGGCAGTTTTGCAGATGTGGATACATTAAGAAAAGATGAATTCAGACAATTAATATTAACCATAAAGCCCGCGCAAACAGTTGGGTTTTTACTTATAAATTATATATAAAATGGCAATCAAATTACAGGACAAACCGAATGTAGAAGCACCAAATGCAACCTATCCATTTGGAAACATTAAAGATGATACCGGATCAGATGACGGTACACCGCTGAATCAACTTGTTCATGCAGATTTCCATCAATTTTTTGCCGGACTACTTGAGATAGGTGAAAATTGGGGTATGATGACCATCAACGGATTGCCTGATAATGATGTGAACGGATATCAGTATCAACAGGCATTTAATGCTGCAACACGTTTGGCAAACAGGAATTTATTCAAATATTTAGCTGAAACAATTATCGGAACAATTATTCCATCACAACCATATGCACTTATCGGGCTTGAATCCGGTGTAAGTCCTGCAATTGGTTACGGGTATATTTATTATGCCGGTGATCTTTATG